TTTAGCCCATTCAGCTTGAACAGCCTCCCGTGCTTCCTGTTGATAAGGTCTTAATTGCATCCCTTACCTCCTAGAATTGCCCAGCTTGATATCCTGCTTGTCCTTGCGGTTGTTGCGCAAAATTCGGTTGCTGTGGTTGCTGGTAGCTTGCTTGTGTAACTTGCCCTGGTTGTTGATTTAATACTTTTGTGTAATCAACATCTTCAGGATAGAGCATTGACTTAACTTCGTTATAATTATTTTCCTTGTACTGTCGAGTTCCGACTTTACATACACCGGTTGCGCCGATGATTGTATTCCAATTCATGCGAAGTGGTTCGCCTTTTTTCTTTTGGCCAATTGCAGCAAAGAAAGCAGATAGCATTCCTTCAGTTGAGCTGTGCAGGAATAAATTGTGACGCAATTCGGTTTCGCCTTCATTAGCTACAATCTTAATGCTGACGATAGCCTTGTTACACGCTGGCAATTTTCCGGGATTTTGTGGATTTGGCGTGTGGCGTGTGCGTTCCATACCGATTACTGTAAAGTGGTATAAACCGTCAGGTAGTAGGACGTATTCCGAGTCTTTTTCAATCGTATCTTCCCATCCGAATTCGCGTTCAAAGTTGTTGTATTGTTGTTGTGTCATGCTGTTTTTCTCCTTATGCTAAAATTGTGATTTTATCGTTGTTTGCAAGTTCTGTTTTTAAATAATCTGAGATGTTTTTAACAGCATCTAATTTCCATTTGCCCCCATCCGCTTCAAAGAGAGCTAGATTCGCTGATTTGTTAACTCTGAATACAAACTGACTTGCTGGTTGTTCTACTTCATTAAAGGTACGATATGGTCGTAAGGTTACTGGATTTGGAGTCTTAGCCTGTGCTAGACTTGCTACACCATCACGAACAGTCACCGTTTGTGTAACGCCGTTATCTTGAGCCTCTGCCCCTTTTTCGATTTTTAAGTGACTAGCAAAATCTAAAACTAGATTGCGGTCTGCATCATTGATAAACATAGATTGCAACATAATATTAAACTCTTCCTGATTACACCAATTACTAAAGGGGATAAATGGAACAGATGCCTTTACAGATACAAGTTGAGGACGTTTGCCATATTCAATATCCACTTGATCATACACAGAAACTTTTTGATAACTTTCTACCACCACTACAAGTCTATGACCACCGATAAAGTCGTTATCTGATTTGAGATAATCCACTAAACTTTTGAGCGTTTGAAGTTCAAGAGTCGGCGCATATTTGCGGGGGGTAAGTTCTCTGAAGTCATGCTTATTGATGTCAAAATATTCCTTCCCACTTGATGAAGAAATAATTTTATTTTCTTTATCTGCTAACTCAACTGCATAAGATAATGCTGCTTTAAGATTTTCTGTCATGGTTAGTTACCTGCTTTCTTTTTGTTGTAATCAATAATATTTGTATTTTGTTGTTCGACTTTTTCGATGAGTTCCCCAGTATCTGTTCTCATATCACCATTGTCATCAAAGTAAGTTTGCCCAGGGATACCACTTTTAAGTTCATTAGCGTGGATTTTACCAGCATCATCACGACCGACAATGACAGTTGTTGCAACACCTTTCTGCGGTGCCAAAGTGGATTTTACTTCCATGCCTGTCTTAACAACTGTACGTTCATCATCTGTTGACATTGTTAGTGTGATAGTAACCTTACGAGTTGCCTTAGCTTCCGTATTTGGATCCAGGATGTTATCAAGAACTTTTTCTAACTCTTTATCAACCTTCTCTTGTAAGGCTGTATTGGCGATTTTTGATAAATCGATTTTAATAGTTTTATCTTTCATAGATACCTCTTGTTATACCTTGCTATGATTTCTAATTCCCAAAATCTACACCGTAAAGGGCAATTCTGGTTCTTTTCTAACTTGATTTTCAATAACTTCCACAGTTGCTTGCCAATGAGCGACAATCATATCCCAGTAGTCAGTCGGAAAACTTTCAATAGGAGTCCCTAGTGGAAAATGCCCGCGAATGTAAGCGACTTTTTGAAGTTCTTCTTCCGTCACGTTACCTTGCGCCATGAGGTCTGTCAAACTCTTTGGCAAGTTCGTGTGATATTGCTCAGGTGGTGTCTGTGGCGTGCCAAGAGCTTCATTTTGAGGCTTTTCAGCTACCTGTGACATATCGAGAGGCAATTCTTCTTGAACTTGCTCAGGGGCTTGCTGTGTGGCCTGCTGAGGTTCTGGAGTGACTGTCTGAGGTTGCGATGGAATAGGTTGCGTTTGCTGACTCGCAAAGATATGAGCGATTCCAGCGTAATGAAATGGCATTTCGTCAGGTAACCCATGTCGGTTCTTGGCATCCCACGCTGGCCGATGGTTGGTATACATCACACGCTCACCGCCCTGCGCTTTCTTCTTACCGTTATCAGTCGTCATGACCAAGGTCTTGTAATTGGCAAATAGAACCATGTCTGCCCATTCTTTTACGAGTGGAGCTGTCTTAGAGCCTGTCTTTTGGCCAAGTTTCAATTCGTATCGGTCGTAAGAACCCATCTCGTCCGGCTGTTCAAACTTCTTGATTTGAGCGTGTGCAGTCAATACCACGTTGATCCCCATATCAACCAAATCAGACAAGCTATTCAAGAAACGTCCCATTTCTTCTTGGACATAGGTGTAGCCTTTGCCCCAGCCAAAATCCTCAATTCCTTGCTTACCATGTTGCGAACAGATGTAATTAACTGCCAAAGCTTCAGCCCAATCGATTGTATCAATGACGAGTGTCCCACACTCAGTCGGATTCGCCTTGATAAAAGCAATCTCATTGATCAGCATGGTCCAGCTGGTCGGCTTGTCGAGTCGTGCCACATCCATGTTATCTGTCGAACCTTCCGTATCGATGAAGACCGCATTTGGGAATTCAGCAGCAAACGTGGACTTGCCAATTCCTTCAGGACCATATATAACTACTTTTTGAGCTCGAGCCCGTTTTCCTCTTGTGATTTGCATTTAGATTTTCCTTTCATCAATGTCTCTATGTAGAGCAATTAGTTTCAAATTTTTTTTCGCTAATCTACCAATAACTTCAACTTCATTTTTATAGTCAGGTTCAACCCATTTAATCGCCTTATCAATTCGCTGAATAGCATCTGCCCAAGTCCAAGTAGCGGCATCTCTAGAAGCTAAAACAGCTACCTCTTTTGTAAGTTCTTTGATTTTTTGTATCATAAGAATTTGAATAGGGTCTTCCTTTGAGTCTTGAATTTCTTTTTCTATTCGTTGTTTTTCATATTCTGGTAGCATTATATCTCCTTTCTAAAATCCACCTTGCCATGTTTTTGGTACTTGTGCTACCTCCGGCTTTACACTATACCCGTCTTCAATCAGGATGCTACATTCATCTCCTGTTGATACCCGTGTCGCGATTGCTTGCAATCCTTCCTGCTCAAGCCATGCGCCAAATTCTTGTAGAGTCAGCTGATCCATTTGTTCCAGCTTGTCAATTAACACAAAGCCACACTCTGGTTTCAATTTACGCACGATGGCAGTCGCAACTTGTAGTTGCTGACTACCAGACATGTTATCCCAGCGCTGGCCAAGATAGAGCAGTTCGCCATCATCTACGGACAAACCAGGCAACGGCAAGTCTGCATTGGTGAGCAAGTCTGTCTTCTGCTTGCGGATGTCAGCAATCACATTATCAAGTTCTTTGTATTGTTCTCGGTAGCCCTTGGCATCTTCTTCTGCTTTATCTTTGTCAAGATTCGCTCGGACTTTAAGATTAATCTGCTCAATATTCGCGATACTGTCTTCAATCTCTTGAGTGGATTCGTCAATCAGATCTTGCGCATCTTTCTGGGCAATCTCGTAATCTTTCCAAAGAGCTTGTTCTTTGAGTCGTGCTTCTTCTAGATCTCTCTCAAGTCGTTGAACATCAGCGCTCGCGAATTCATAATCGGTCTTGATTTTGTCTAAGTTCTGACGTTTGCGAGCATTCTCGCCATTCTTAGCAAGGATAGTCTGTTGTTGCTGGATAAGCTCAGCGATAGAGACTAGCTCTTTCGGTGCGTCAGGGTAGTAAGGTTGTTCTTTTGCGAACTTCTCCTTTTGGTCAGCAATCACACCGATTGCGTGGCGCTCGTCATACTTGGCCTTTTCTTGCATTTCCAGTTCAACCAATTGTGGACCAACTCCGATAATCTGCAACAGAGTTTTAGCCTTCTCTTTGCTGGTCTGCTCCATGAATTTTGGTAAATTGATAGCCAGCTCTTCCACGAAGCTATCCAGCAAGTTTTGACCAGCCTTGTTGCCACTCGGGTCAATCACTTTGAGAGTACTGTTCTTTCCACTACGCTCCACAATCAAGCCATTTGATAGAGTGATTTTTAAGCTAGGCGGAATTGTACTACCTTCTCGGTGTGCCTGACTAGGTTTATACTTGTTACCACCCAACGCCCAAGCAATCGCGTCCAGCACGCTTGTTTTCCCCTGATTGTTATTTCCACCTACGATTGTCAAACCAGTCGCCGACGGCTCTAATTTGACCGCTTTAACACGCTTGACGTTTTCGATTTCTAGTTTATTGATTGTCACCATCTTCTACTCCTTAACTAGCCCTACAGGCGGTTGCACGTCGTACGTAAATTGCTTATCTGAATTTCTCATATTCATCCGCGCGACATTGTTTGCCATCAGCTGGCGCTCTTTTTGTTTCATTTCAGCGTGGTCATCTAGTTTATTTACTAGAGACCAGAGCGCGATTCCGAAGATTGTCACAAAATAAAGATATTCCATCATTTTACGTTCTCCTTTTCTTTGTAGATTGCTACGATATTTTCAAGATCAACTATATGCTGATTCGCTTGTTGGTATTTTTCTTGAAGGTCAACCAATGCTCTGTTTAAATCCAAAGCTACGATTCTCCAGTCAGTATTTATTTCTTTGGATAACCAGTTTTTAAATCTTACTAATAGATTCATTCTTCCCTCACTTTGCTAACTGACTTTGAAAACGTAGTACGTCGTTCATGTCATATAAATATTTACCGCCTTTAGCATTTTGCTGATAGCGGAATTTCCCTGCATCTCTGAAATCTTCAATTTTCTTACGACCCCAACCGGTCTTCTCTTGGACGTCTTTAATTGAAGCCCAGTTCGTTCCTTTTGCCACTCGTAATTTAGCTTCAGTCATAGCTTTCACATTTAACTGGACAAGTTCTTCTAGCAGTTCATTTTTGAAATCTTCCCCAAACAATTCCAAAGCCATTGGCAATTTCCTCCCTTTCGTGATATAATTTGATTAGTTATTTTGATATGCGCCTGACTTGTTCAGGTGCTTTTTTTGAATTAAGCCACATCTTTTTGCTCAATCAGTGGCAAAATTCCTTTTTTATTTTTTAGAAGATCATAAAGAAACAATCGTCCTTTTTGAGTCCAGTAAGTATGCATCTTGCTATAGTCTGCATCAATTGTGTGAGTTTTTGATTGAGTATAACCTTTACCTGCGTACTTCTGATACAAAAGCCATGTACTACCTTGCTTGTATTGTACTTTAAGTTCATGCAAGATTTTATTAAGCTTCGTAGCACTCATCCCGTAATCTTTAGCGATTACTGAAATCGGTACAAGTGATTTATTTTGCAAGACTAAGTCGTAATATGTTGCTTTCGGTTGTAGCTCTTGGATAATTTGATTCTTTTGAGCTACTTCTTCCTGCGCTTGTAAACGCAATTGTCGTTCTTCTTTTAGCTTCTGAAGTGCTGCGATTGCCATATCTGGATTCTCCAGCAAATCATCAATAGCGTACAAGCCATGCTTACGAATAGATTTCAAGATTTCTTTCACCTTCTTCTTGAACTCTTTTGCCAGTGGCTTTCGTGATTGCATAAGAACTTCGTAGAGACCGTTTTCTGTTAAGAACCATACTTCTCTATTTTGACCTGAACGGAACAATGTTCCGACCAGCTTTTCGTCTTCATCGATTTTATCTAGCATTTTATTCACACTAGATACATCGTACTCAATCCATTCGGCTACATCCTTTGCGACAAACAGCGGTTCATCTGCTGTACCGTAAACTGTGAAGTGTTTTCCGAGAACTTCCTGCTCGTTAATAATAGTTAATTCCATGTTATTCCTTTCTAATTTGGCAATTTTGATAAATTCACGTTTGTTGAACTTTGTATTTAAAAAAATATGACGGTATTTCATGAATTTCAATTTCAAGCAATTCAACTGCCCTTGCAATTTCTTCGTCTTTCCACGAGACCCTGTTATTAAGCTTTAGCGAAATACTACGCTCTGATAATTTCATTGCATGAGCAAAATTTGCTTGCGTACCAAATATTTCTGTCATTCTACCTAACAATTTAGAATAATCATTACTCATATGTCCACTCCTTTCTAGGTTCATGTTAATTGAACTATCGTTGTAATTAAATAATATCACGCATCATGAACTTTGTCAACAGATAAATTCATTTTTTTTGAACTTTTGTCTTGAACTTTTGTTTAAAATGCGTTATACTAAAGAAGAAAGATAGGAGGCACAAGATATGAGGAAGTACACTACCGCTGATAGATTAAAGCAAATAATGTCCGAAAAAAACTTAAAACAAGTTGATATTATTGAAAAATCAAAACCTTTTCAAAAGCAGTTAGGTGTAAAACTTGGAAAAAGTGCGTTATCTCAGTATGTGAACGGGATTCAATCTCCCGATCAACACAAACTATCATTACTTGCTATGACTCTTGATGTATCTGAAGCATGGCTGATGGGCTACGACGTTCAAAAAGATAGGGAACAAGAAGAGTTACTAACTTCCGAAGAAACCCCGCAATTCAGAGCAATCCAACGTAAAGCTAAAATCCTAAGCGTTACAGATCAAGAGCGTTTATTGCAAATAATGGACTTAACTTTCCAAGATATTTTGAATGGAGGTGGCGACGACGACCACGACTTCTAGAAATATCGATTACAAGAAATTAAAAAGCATAGCATATAGTTTTCTCAATCAATACACAAATGGTAGATTACCAATCGACCTACTTCATATTATTTCACAGCTTGACAATCTTCATCTTATGAAATACAGCACTCTTGCAAAAGAAAACAATATGGATATTAACGAAGTTTATCAACTTTTAAACAGTGAAGATGGTGCTTTGTGGTATAAATCTGATACTCAAACATATATCTTGCTTTATAATGATACTATTGATAATAAGGAACGTATTCGCTTCACAATCGCTCACGAATTAGGTCATTATGTATTAAAACACAACGAAACGACAGACAAGACTATCTTATCACGGTATAGCTTATCCGAAAATGAGTATAAGACTTTTGAAACGGAAGCAAATTTTTTTGCAAAACATTTACTAGTTCCTTTTCCAGTTTTAGGTAACTACGCAATGTTTTTTCATTATATGGATGATAAGTTTATTCAATCTGTATTTCAAGTTTCTTTTTCTGTAGCTAGTTATGTCCTCAAAAATATGAGATCTATGCAATCTTTTGGACTTATAAAAGACGGTCACGAGGTTGAAAAAAAATTCGCTACGTATATAGCTACTAGTCAAAATACTAGGATTTGTAGAACTTGTTTTAGTAAAATTGATAGAAATTTAAAATACTGTCATATCTGCTCTACCCATCAACAAAAGGGAACAACAACTTTAGAAGCTTATTTAGAAAATCGAGAGAAAGAAAAATTACGTATGAGATACCCAAAATATGATTTAGACTTGGATGGATATCCAATTATCTGTCCTAGGTGCGAAAACGAAGAGTTGGATGGCAACAACTATTGTAATGTTTGTGGCATATACACAAGAAATATTTGCATAGGCGATTATGAAAGTAACTTTGACTCCCGTGGATATGCAATTCCAATTGTTCACTTCCTAGGAAATGGTTGCAAAAAAGCGTTAGTTGGAAATTCTCGTTACTGTCCCGATTGTGGAGGGAAGTCGAGCTACTTTTTCCAAGGATTACTTAAAAATTGGGATTTAGAAAAAGACATTGACGAAGAACTACCATTTTGATTCTTTTTGTTACATAAAAAAAAGCCCCACACTCGCAAAGTTTGGCGACTCTGAATCTACGGGGGCAAAGAAGAGTATTTATCATTAGTAAATTAAAAATATGTGCAACAACTGATTCACATTAAAAGCTGGGAGAGGTTTCATTATGAATGAAGAACGCAAAGTTTTAGGTATTTTGGCTATTATTTTCGGAGCAATCGCTCTATTTGGGTCTTGGATGCCTATCATTAACAACCTATCATTTGTTATTGCTATTTTAGCGCTTATATTAGGTTTGATAGGTCTAGCTATCAACAGAAAAAGACCAAAAATGTTGGCTATCATTGGTACAGTCTTAGCAGTTGTGTCAATGGTTATTGTTATCGCTACGCAATTGATGTATGCTCGTGCTTTGAATAATGCTGCCAAGAATGTGGAAGAAACTGTAAGTTCAGTAAGTTCTTCATTCGAAGCATCACAAAAAGAAGAGGATGCTAAGTTTAACTGGACAAAAGAACAGTTTGACGCTCTTCAAATGGGTGATATCATGAACTATGGTGCTGGCGGAACTAACTACGACGATATTGTTAGCGTTCATGGAGAGCCAAACAATATAAACACTACTACTGTCAATGATCATGAAAGTAGAACGATTTCATATTCTTCAGCAGGAACAAAAATCCGAAGTGTTACTTTAACATTCAGCAAACAAGCAGATGGTGCTTACTTATTAACTGCAAAAGTTGGCATCGGCTTGGAATAAGTTTGAGTTTATGATATAATTAAGTTACTTAGAGGCGAGCCCTCATAATTTTAAACTTTGCACCTTAGCGTGCCAGGGGAAGTAACTTAACCGTTGCTTCCCTTTTTAAAAACAAAAAAAGTCACTTGCTGAAAGTTTGGCGACAGTAGCAAGTGACTAGACGGAGATTTTCAAAGACAATTTCTACTAGCAGGCAAGCAATTAGAAAAGGTTTTGAATATCTATATAAAAAACGACCATTAAAAAGGTAGTTTTCTTGTACCCTATTTTATCAAGAAATGAGGTAAAAATCAATGGAAATCAAGTCTTATAAAAAGAAAAACGGTGAGACTGCTTACATGTTTCGTGCCTATATCGGGAAAATTAACGGATATAGTCAATACGCTACTCGCCGTGGATTTGAAACGAAATCAAAAGCTAGAGCAGCACTGCTTCA